GAAGTTATTTAATTCATCTTCAAATCCTAAAATGTAAAGGTGAATGATTGCAATTTTGTTTAGCTCCTGAATCATAGATTTTTGAATTCTATTGATTGTACGAGCGAAACGAATATCCTGTAACGCCAAATTCTTACCATCACCAACTACTTCTTCAAAACCTAAGAACGCTTTAGGAACACGAAGTGCCGTTAACAATTTCTTTTGGATATACTCAATATCCGCAATCTCAGATAAGTTCTGAGCTCCTGGTAATGTATCAATTGGGTTTGGCGCGTTAGGGTCACGAACAGGAATAAAATAATCCTGGTCAACCGCCATCTGATTGTATCTTAAATCTACGTTACCTGTAGCTGAATCCACAACTTGGTCACGCTTGAATTTGTTGGCAACTCTTTGTACATATGGCTCAACGTCCTTATCATCCATATTACCCACGAATACCTTAAACACCCTTCTTTCAGGTGCTCTTGATGTTCTATAGATTAACATAGCATCTTCAGACAAAATAAGTTGTTTCCAAATCCTTCTGGCTTTTTCCAACATAGAAGTACCGTATGGTAATTTTCTATCATCACCCAATAATCTAAAGTGAGCAATTTCCCATGTGTTGAATTCCAAGTCCTTTTCTTTCCACGTAAACTTCAACATATCGTTTTCAGTTTCGGTTTGATATCTACCGGGACTTGATTTCATCCCCCTTTCTAAACGTTCGATTTGAATGTTTGGAAGCTGTTGAGCTCCCATAATACCTTTTTCGGAGTCGAGTTTTAAAAAGACAAAATTGTCCCCATATTTACAAGTATTTCTTGTCCACATAGGTAGATTAGTATTAATATCAAGTCGATTGTTGAATAAGTCAGCAAGTACTGATTTAATACGTTTACTTTCGGAATAAATTTGTAGAATGTATCCATCTTCATTTGTTGTTGTTGATTCTTCTGAATAAATGTCCAACGCGGCAGAGATTTCAGGAGTATATTCCATACTCTCATAATCATAAAAGGCTGCTAATCTTGTTGGAGTGTAATAAACGGCTTGAGTATATAAGTTACTTTCAACCTTGGTCCATTGTTGACCCAAATACAAAGATTGTTGAGCTTCTAATTTCTCTCTTTCGTATTCGTTTTTATCGGTAGTTTTTAATAACTCCTTTTTGTCAAATTTATAAACCGGTGCTTGCTGGTCTAACGTAGAGTCAGGACCAAACACTTTGGTTAATCTCTGCCAAATTGTTAAGTTATTTAAATTGTTATCTGCCATTATATATTTTTACATAAATAGTAGGATTCTTTACAAGAAATTAAATATCAACTTTACTTTCGTTTAAATAATCCGTTTATTTTGACTTTCCGAATAACCATAAATAGTTTTGATAGTCATTTTTAGTTGCACCCCCTCCTCTACTTCCACCACCAATACCAAACGGGTCAGCACCCATAGGAGTAGATGGACTGAAGTCATCAATAGGGTTTCTAACGGCCGATTCCTGAACGGTCCAACTATCAACCATAGCCTTTGTCTGTTCCGTAACCTTCTCCAATAAGGTAAATGATGTTTCACCCACATAGATAGCCATAGCACAAGCCATAATCAAATCGTCATGTTGACCTTTAATGTGGTCAGGTCTTCCGTTAACATATACAAACGTATTTAACTCATTTAATAATCGTGATGAACGAATATCAAAACCATGTCTTAATGCTTCTTCAAATGCTGCAACAATCTGAACCCTTTTTGAGTTAAAGTTAATACCCGGTATCTTCTCATCTGCTTTGGGGTTATACTTCCACTTATCGGCTAAATTAATACCATCAACATATAGATTTTTATACCCCAATTCTTGCATTTTTCTTGAGGTAGAAACACCCATACCACCCGTTATATCAATCACCACAAATGCTGAATACATCGTAGCCCATTTCAGCGCAATATCGGCAGCCACATCAGGTGGTATCTTACCCAAATATTCTACAACCTGTTCACGAGTGTCAAAATCAAGAATACAAAAAGTCGTGAAGTCCTCAGAATCACCACGAGAAACGTCAATACCCATAATGTATTTGTGACCCATCTCAGCTTCTTTCCATTGCCACAATGCTCCACCCATAAATTTATTAATCGGCTGACGAATAGAATTTTCTTTAATCTTTTCTATTGTTTCGGGGGGAATAACACTATCACCTGAACCTAAGAAATTACACTCCAATTCCTGTGCAATCTTTCTTCTGTCAAATTTAAGTTTTTTGGCCATCGCTTCAAACCAAGATGAATATGGTTTATATCCGTCTAATATTTTTTTCTTAATATCTTCGAAATCCCTATCTCTTGGGTCTACTGTACTGTAATCAATTACAACATCCTCATCTTTATAATCTTCACGATTTAACATATAGTGAACCACATCTTTAACCTTAAGAAGTTTTAAATCTCGGGTATATCGTGGGTCTCTATACCAATACATTTCCGTGATTTTAAAGTCATTCATACCACGGAGAGCTTGGTCGTATATTGAATAGTAGATTTGGTCAAAACCGTTTGGTGTTGAGATAACTATCACTTTACCACCTGTAGAAAGTGATGCCATACAAGCTGACCAGAAGTCGTCATCAGCTTCAATAAACGCAGCCTCGTCAAATATAAGAATAGTGGGGGTATAACCACGGAGTGCGTCTTTGGATGTTGCTACGGACTTTACTTCACACCCATTAGATAGTTTAAAGTGACGAGCTGCGTTTTTTTCGGTAGAGAATGTTACCCCCAACCAAGATGGCCATTGGTCGACAAACGACCTTACTTTGTTTGCAAATTCAACTGACGTATCAAGTTTGTTTGCAATAATCAGAATTTTTTCAGGTTTTGTTTTAGATGCAAAAACTAATCTTTTTGATACCCACGCCGAGGTAACTGTCGATACTCCAGCTTGACGATATTTTAACGCAATATTTTCCTCGTAGTTATCATAATCATTTACCAACTGTTCTTGGTCGGCAAATAAATCTAATGGTACATACTTGGATTGTGTGTTATCGTAGGTTTGTAAATATGTTTTAAGTGCGTAAGGTGTGTTTCTTACGCACTTAGCATATTCTAAGATTGCTTGTTCTTTGGATAAAGCCATTTTTCATATCTAACTTATGAAAGGTCTATACCGAGTCCACCCAAAAAGTTTCTGAAATCATCATCGTCGTCTTCTTCATCATCTTCAGAACCTAATGCATCTTCTAAGTCATAACGCTTAAGTTCATCGATAATTTCATCAACCATTTTCTTAACGATTTTCTTTCCTGTGTCACTACCTGATAAAATTTCTCTTGCTACCTCAAAAAATTCTTCTGTTGATAGTGATGAAAAACGAGAGAATAAATAATTCTGAATCTCTCTCATATCATCTTCAAATAATTCATCAGGATATGATTGTAAAAACTTTTCCCAAATTACGGGACCCATACGTAAATCCCATATCTCATATGGCATTGTGTCTTGAGACTGCATCACCATTTCAGCAGCTCTTGGGTCATCAGGTAAACCTTGTGTACCCAAAACCTCATAAACACCTTTCAAAAGTTCATGAATAAGAATTGGGAAGAATAAACCTTTTGCCTTAATTGTTGGTGGGTCAGTAGTTTCATCTACTTCTTCAGTTCCCTCTACCCCTTGTCCTGATGCTGCCATCATTTGTGTGGCTTCATCTGGCATAATCCAATAAACCAAATCGTTGATTGACATAATCACACCATAAAGGTTCAACAATCTTGGATTAATACGATTTAACTCATCTTCAACTAAAGAGAACATATAATGTCCTTTTTTAGACGCTCCTTGGATTAATGAGTTAATAAATCTACGCTTAGCTTTTTCCATATCAAACTTTTCAAAAGCTTTCATAAAATCTTCTAAGTCATCTTCAGCTTCTTCAGATGATACACCAAATTGTTGTAACACTTCTTCTTCTTCAGGTTCTTGAGATTGCTTTTGTAGTTTGCTTCTATCAATTTGACCCATACCTGTGGTCAACTCAACGTCGAATTGAAATGCTTCATCTGGTAAAGACATTTCTTTCTTAACTAAATCTACTGCTAAGGTTTCAAGATATTCTTTGTTATCGTTTTCGATAGTTTTAACTTCTTGTACAGCTTGCATCAACATCATTTGAAGTTGCATAAACGCACTTTGTGTTGAAACTGTTTGTAGACCCGTATATCTTTTTACCTTATCTACTACGTCTTTAAATCTTTTAGACGCAACCAATTCTTCAAATGTTGAGATAACACCATCACCGTCAATGTCAATATCCAATGCAGGATTGTCAGACAAAGGAGTTTCTCTGTCCTCAATCTTCTTTTGAATATCCGGTGCCATTCTTTCAGGACGGTCACCATAGTCAATAGGTGCTTCCTTAATTGTTATCTTCTGCCTTTTCATCTCTAAATTGTATATTAAGGTTATTAAAATTTAAAAAACTTGGTAATTCTACCGAACTACGATTTTTTTCTTTTTCAGCCTTTGGGGCTGGCTTGTGTTTTGGTTTGTAAGGAGTTTTTCTGTCAGGTTTTGAAGGTGTCTTCACTGGAGTTTTTGTAGGAGCCTCCTTGGTTCCCTGCTCAACTAAACCAATTAAATCTTTCTTTGTCATAGTATTCGGAATGTGTTTACGAATCAAATTTACTAAAGATTCTTCAATTTGTCTAATTGTTTTTTCGTTTTCCTTAATTTGAGAGTCACTCATCATAGGACGGTTGTTATCTGAATCATCATCCATTCCGTCAGGTGCCATATCATCAGCATCATGTGGAGTTTCCTGTCCTGTATTTGCCTGTAGTGCATCCGCACCTAATGCATTACTGTCATCAATATTCTCATTTTCAACATCATCTTGTTCAGATGCAATTTTTTTAGCAATACTGTCTACAGTTTTATTTAAACCAACCAATTCTTCTTTAGCTTTTTTAGTTGCATCGGTTATACTGGTTCCCTGTTCTAAGATAACCTTACCATATAAGGTATTAATTTGAGATTCGTTTAACATTTTTAATGTTTCGAATCTAAAACCTTCTTGTAACAATCTAACGACTTTATGATTTTTCATGACTCTATTAATGATTTTTCAAATGACAATACTATGTCTCTTTCATATAATTTATCAGATACTTGTTTTTCATTATCTCCGTAATGAAATACGAGTCTCTTATATCCTTTGTCTGTTATTTCTTCTGTGTCAGCGTCTTCCCAAGCCAATGCTATAACCCCTTCAACAGAATCATAAACTGAAAAAAAGTCCGAGTTTTGAATTAAATTAAGTTGTACACCCGAATTTTTCAAAACACCCACCTTCTTTATAAAATTAATTTGGGGTGGAGATGGTTTACCCGAAGCTGGCTCGGAATCCCATTCATCACCCCAAACATTATCTTCGTCTGAGAAGATAAACTCGTAAATGTTATCGCCCTTATAGTTAGGACCTAATTCATTTACATATACAAGGTTCATAACAATTCACCTTTAGGAGAAACTTTTATCTGTTGACCTTCGTTTTCAAAAACAAGATTTCCCTTATTAGTTTTTCCTAAAAATTTGATTGTTTCGTTTTCGCCTAACAAAAAGTCAGCTGTCATTTCTTGCTCGATTGTTTCAGAAAGAGTTTTGATTTGGTCTTTTACTAATACTCTGTTTTTAACTTCAGAAATATATCTTTTAACCTTTTTTTCTTTTAACTCAGTTTCTTCAGATTCAGTAATTACAAAATATTTTGATAATACTTTATCTATTTTAGATTCTGAAAAAATCTCATCCATTATTTTACTACCAAATTCTGATTCAGCAGCTTCACCAGCTGGTACTTCCATATCTAAACCTAAATCAAGTTCGTCACCTCCTAAGTCTAGTTCATCACCAGCATCAACATTCAAATCAGATTCATCATCAACACCGTAGTCAATACCCTCTTCATCCTCAAAATTAGAAAGGATATCATCATAATCTTCTTCACTAAGTTTTGTTAAATCCACGGCAGATAATATGGAATTAATAACATACTTAATGTTTTCAGATGTAAGACCTTGTGTTTCGTCTAATGTTCTTAATTTTTGACCTAATTTTCCTGTTAACTTTTGAACGTATTTAAATGTAGTTTCTTCGTCACCTTCATCAGATACTTCAGCATCTAAACCTAAATCTAATTCCTCTTCACCACCATCGGCAGCAGGTACTTCAGCATCTAAACCTAAATCTAAGTTAAAATCTTCACCACCATCGGCAGCAGGTGCTTCAGCATCTAATCCTAAATCTAATTCAGTATCAACTTCAGGAGCCGGTGCGGCATCAACTTCAGGAGCTGGTTCTGGTTTAGGTGTTTTTAAAACAAATTTCTTTTGTTCTCCAAATAATTCAACACCTTCTTCGTTTTCGAATAAACGGTTAATTTCTTTTGCCTTTAAATTCAAAGATTTTAAAGCTGCTGAATAAGATTTATAATATTTTCTATTTTGGATTGGCTCAATGTAGTCCAATTCCGATTCGTTTATTGAACTTTTGATGATATATCCATTTTTTTCATTAACGATAGAATAATCTTTACCATCAGCTAACGAAATCGAATACTCTACAGTTGATTCTGTGATTTCACTTTTCTCAACTTCACCATAACGAGCAATTTCCATGATACGGTTTATCTTATCCATACCTTGTAATTTCTCACTTCCTAGAGGTCTTAAATCTGCCATTTTATTTTTTTTTATTTTAATTATTTAATCCATTAATACCGCCAAGAGCAACAGCATTTAACTGAACAACTGTATTACCTGATAAATCTGAATATTGAGGATAGGGTGGTATTGCAGTCTCTCCTTTGCCATTCCATGGTTCAAAGTATTGATAGTATGTGTTTGCACTATAGGTCGCCATAATAGTTTTTTACTTAATAAATATATTGATTATTGTGATTTTTCAAAATTTGACGGATAATTATGCAGTTATTCAGAAATTTCTTGTTCTAAAGACAATCTTTTATCCATAAGTTCATTGGTGAAATCAAATAATTTTTGAATATATCCGTTTCTTCTTAAAAATTTAAACACTAAATTTTCATACGAATATTCACCTTCTTTTTCTAATCCAGCTGAACGGTATGTTTTTAACTTATCTTTTATTTTCTCAATCTCAACCAACGCATCATCTAACTCATCATCTTCAACATTATCTATTGTTGTGTCAATAATGTCCATCCATTGGTCTACTTTCTGTTTAATTTTATTCTCATCAATAGTAACATCTTCAGGTGATGGTTCGGCAATCCACTTATCATATAGTACCGAATATACTCCAGTAGAAAAATGAGATTCTTCAGTATCTTGTACATATAATTCCACATCATATCCCTTAACCGTAATATCGTGTGTAGAATTAAATAAGGTTTTCTTTAATTTAAATAATTCTTGATATATCTCTTTAAACTCACCCGCCTCGTCAAAATTATACATAACATGTAAATCGACATCAGAAAATTCTGACCAGTTATAATTTGCCAATGAGCCGGTCATAGTTATATCTGAAATGAAAATTTCAATACCTAAAAAATCAATAAATTCATTGGCGATTCGTAATAGAGAGTTTCTAACCTCATCTTGCATTTTGGCTTTAGATGGATTGTCAGGATTTGTCCATATAGTCGGATTAAGTTCATCCTGAATATTAAAACTCGATATTATTTTGTTAAAGTTTTCCATCTTAAATAAATATTACGTATTACAATACCAAACTTCAAGGTCATATGATTGTAGATATAAGTCAAAAAACTTATTATCAGATAATACATCATTTACAATACCTAACACATCATCACAACTAATACCTAATTTTTCTGTTTCTTTTCCATCGCCTATAACTTCCAATGTAAGATTATACCCGTTTTCTAAAATATTATCATCATCCATAAAATAAAATTGGACCTCAACACCCATAGATTCTACATCCTGCATTGATATATTAAAAGTGTCATAGATTCTTTCCGATATATCATTATTAATTCTATCGAGTATTCTAATAGAAACATTTATATTTTTTGATATATAATCTATACCAAACAAATCATCAAATTCTACCGATAAGTATTTCATTGACGACTCAATACATTCAGGTATATTAGAAACGTCACTCATGTATTTAGAATCGGTAAGAAATCTATCTACATCTACCGTTATAATAAGATAATGCTTAACATTCTTATCCCATTCATATACTTTAAATTCATATTCAACATCTATCGGTATTAGACAGAAATTGGATATAACTTTTTTCGCAGCCTCTATTAAATGGTCGTCAGTCATTAAAAACGTTTAGTAATAAATATCACTCTTGTGATACTTTTGAAAAAACGTATTTTTTTGAAATTTCTTTGTTAAAGAATGACCCTTGGGATTCCGCCATTCTAAATTTTGTATATGCTTGGTGAGGAACATCTTCATACTCATATTGTGTTCCATTTTTAAATGTCACCAAAAGTTTTTTAGTTGCAGTATCATAAACGGAATGAATAACATTTGATGATTCAACTTCATTGATGATTTTTGTGCCTTCTATTTTTTCACTTTTAATTGCCATAGTGTTAATCTTTTAATGGTGTTTCTAAATCTATTTTATGTAATTCTTGCATTAAGTAATCAGTAAAATCTTTTTGATTTTCAATTAGACCATACTTTTGTAAATTTACATTAATATGATTTATATAATTTAAAAGCTTATCCCTCATACGGTATCCTTCAGGGGATATATTCTCACCTTTTTCAAG